GTTTCCGTAGAGGATCTTACGACTTTTATAAGTCTGACTTCCGTTACTTAAACGATAAAGCTACTCGTGGATCAATTAATGATGCTAACGCTGCTAATGCTATCCGTGGAGTTATTATTCCAGCTGGTACTTCTTCAGTTTACGATCAAACTGTTGGACAAAGCATTAAGCGTCCATTTTTACACGTTAGATATAGAGCTTCACAAACTGATGACCGAAGAATGAAGTCTTGGGTTACTGGTTCTGTTGGTGCTGCTACATCTGCTTTAGATGCAATGCAAATTCACTTCTTAACTGAAAGATGTTTGATTACTCAAGGTGCAAACAACTTTATGTTAATTAAGTAAATTAATTACGGTCGGGGCTTCGGCCCCGATCTTTTTTTAACTTTTATTATATTATATTATGGCAAAAAAACAAACAACAAAAAAGGTTGAAGTAGCACCTGAAATAAAAGCTACTAATGAAATGGTAGAAGTGGTTATTGAAAAGCCACAGCCAAAAAAACCTAGCTGGGAAATAAAAGATAGAGTATATTATTTAAAGTCAAATAGAAAACCTTTGACTTATATGCTAAAAACTTCTAATATTTATTATTTTGATGCAGAAAAAGGTTACGAAAGAGAGTTAAAGCACACGACTAATCAAAAAACGCCTTTTGTAGACGAAATGACTGGCGATCAAAGGTTAGACCACGTAATTTTTCAAAATGGAGCTTTGTTTGTTCCTAAAAATAAAACAGTGCTTCAAAAGCTTTTGTCACTATATCATCCGCACAAAGACAATATTTATTACGAATACAAGCCTGAAGCTGAAGCTGGCGATCAAATAGAAAGATTAGAGCTAGAAGCTGATGCAATTGTTTTAGCTAGAGAAATAGACATTGATTTAGCAGAAGCTATTATGCGTGTAGAAAAAGGCTCAGAAGTATCTAAGATGAGTTCTAAAGAGCTTAAAAGAGATTTACTAGTATTTGCTAGAAATAATCCTGCTTTGTTCTTAGAGTTAGCTAATGACGATAATGTTGTGCTTAGAAACTTTGGTATTAGAGCTGTTGAGCTTGGAATAATTAAGTTATCACAAGATCAAAGAAACTTTTTATGGGCGTCAAATGATAGAAAAATAATGACAGTTCCATTTGATGAGCATCCATATACCGCGTTAGCGCATTGGTTTAAAACTGATGAAGGTATGGAGATATACGCTAATATTGAAAAGCGTTTAAAATAAGTGATTATTTATAAAGTTGAGCTGCTGAGTAAGGTGGCTCGACTTTATAATAAAAATAAAATAAATGGCGGTAAATATAAACACAGTATATCAAAGAGTATTGGCTATCGCCAACAAAGAACAAAATGGTTATATAACTCCGCAAGAGTTTAATACATTTGCTAATCAAGCTCAGATGGAAATATTTGAGCAATATTTTTATGATATAAATCAATTTGGAAGACTTCATGGCAATAGCACAGAGTATTCTGACATGCTTGACGTGTTAAATGAAAAATTAGTTCCTTTTCAAAGAACACAACAAAGCTCAATAACAGAATCTAATGTTCCAGCTTATCTAGCTACTTATGGCTCTGATTTAGTAACTAACGGAACCTTTAATACTACAATAAACGATTGGACTGCAGGAGTTGACGCTGACAATAGCGGTGGCACGCAATCTTTTGACGCAGCTTCTCAAAGTATAAAATTAATAAATGACGCTGCAGGTCTTGTTTTTAAGTCTATACAATCAGTAACAACTGAAGCTGGTAAACTATATAGAGTAAAAGCTTTTATAAACGCAGGAAGTTTAAACACTACAGGTACCAACGCTAACGCTAAAGCTCACGTAACATTTAACGGTGTATCTTCAGTAAAAATTAACGCTGGATTTTCAAATACAATTGAGTATTTTGTTTCTGCTACTTCAAATAGTACTAATATAGAGTTAGTAATAACATCAACAACAGATAACTCTGCTGATTTTGCACTTTTTGATAACGTTGAAGTTAAGGAAGTTAGTGGTAGAGCTTTACAAATATCAACTACGCCTTCAGTATATGAGAGCGGTTCTCAAGTTTTATATAGACTTGGATCTGTTATGTACAGTGATTCAAACGGAAGGTTTGTTGAGTTAAGTAATGTTTTGCCTAACGATATGTTGCAAATAAACTCTTCTCCTCTAACTAAACCAACTACAGCTAATCCAGTTTATGTTCACCATTTAAATACTCAACATTTTGGTGACCCAATAATATCTGTTTACCCTTCTAATATAAGTAGCACTTTATCTGTTAACTATACTGTAGAGCCTGCTCCATGTTATTGGGGATATACTGTTGTTAATGAGAAAGCTATGTATGACGCTCCAAGCTCAACAAACTTTAGCTTACATAAATCTGAGTCTGTAACTTTAGTAAACAAAATATTAGAATTAGCTGGAATATCAATGCAAAAGCCTAGCTTAACTCAGTCAGCTTTAACAAGAGATAACAAAGAAATACAACAAGAAAAATTATAATAAATGGGATTAATAAATGAAACAGGTAGTGCGTATTATAGCGGTAGTAACTTAGGCGGTTATCAGTTTACTTCTTTGCAAGATGTTATTGATCAATTCATTATAGCTTATGTTGGAGAAGACAAAATAATAAGTAAAATAAGAAAACAAGACGTAGTATTTCACGCTAAAAGAGGTTTGCAAGAGTTTAGTTTTGATACTTTTAAATCTACTAAAGCTTTAGAAATAGTATTACCAAATACGCTTCAAATGTCATTACCTCAAGATTACGTTAATTATGTTAAGCTAACTTATTCTGATAACGCTGGTATAGAACATATAATATACCCAGCTATAAAGACTAGTAATCCAGAAAAAATAACTCAAGACGCTGACGGTAGCTATACTTTTAGTAACAACGAAATACAGACTTCAGATTCAACAACTTGGGATAATTATCAAAGCAGTAATCCTCACGAAAACAATCAAGATGACTTTGATTATGATGATGATATAGCCGATTACAATGTTGGTCAAAGATATGGTATTGATCCTCAGTTTGCTCAAACAAATGGATCTTTTTATATTGATGAGCTAAGAGGTAAAATACATTTTAGCTCTAATCTTTCAGGATTAACTATAACATTAAAATATCTTAGTGATAGTTTAGGTACAGACGCTGAGATGCAAGTTCATAAGTTTGCTGAAGAAGCTTTGTATAAGTACATTGCTTATGCTATAGTTTCTACTAGAGCTAATATGCCAGTAAGTCTAGTTAGTAGATTAAAAAAAGAAGCAAGAGCTACTAAGCGTCAAGCTAAGTTAAGACTTTCTAATATTAAAATAGAAGAAATAACACAAGTACTTAGAGGTAAGTCTAAGCATATTAAACACTAGTAAATGGCTCAGTTTGAAAAAAACTTTTTAAAAGCCAAGATGAATAAAGATCTTGACGAAAGACTTGTTCCTAACGGCGAATATAGACACGCATTAAACGTTGAGATTGCTACTTCTGAAGGCTCTGATGTAGGTTCTGCTCAAACAATAGCTAGTAATAGTAAATCTGGTTCTTTTGAGTTTTTTGCAAGAGGTGTAAATCCTGTTGAACAACCTCAAACAGTTGGACTTTACACTGATCATGAAAATAATTTTATTTATAATTTTATTTGCGGTGCTTCAAATTTTGTAAATAAAAGAGTAGAACTATCTAATGGAGGATTTAAAAACATAGCTATAGGCTATAAGTCAGATGCTATAACTAGATTTGCTCCAAGTAGTGGTTATGTTAATTCTTCTGTTAACAACGAAATCATTATTCATGACGTTTACGAAGTTAGAATTAGACCTAAAGGATCAGTAGACGGCCAACATAGCAATAACACTATTGATGCTGTAAACTCAAGTCAATATAGTTTACCTCAACTAGAAGGTCAACTAACTTATACTAACATGAGTAATATTAGGCCTGGCATGAGGGTTCAAGCTATTGATTTACAAGGTAATGATATTTATGGTGCTAATAATAAAATAATAGTAAAAAGTATTGACGCAGCTAATAACATGATTAGAACTAGCAAGCTATTTGGTTTAACAGGCTTGTATACAAGTTCAATGGAAAGTCAAGGCGTATATTTAAAATTTACTGCACCTAGAATTTTAAATTTTAAAAAAGGAAACACTAAAGAAAAAGAACTTAATAATTTTACTGCAGATCAATACCAACAACTTCAAAATAGTTTAAATAATAATATACAAAACGATTTATATCAAAACATTAATAACGCAGAAAGTTATACTCCTGAAAACTCGTATATTTCTAGTATAAATGTAATTGATGATTATTTACTTTGGACTGATGGTAGAAATGAACCTAAAAAAATAAATATAAAAAGATCTTTGCTAGGTAATATTCAAAGTTTTTATTTAGGAAACGTATTTACTACTACTGCTAATCAAGAAATACCTCATACTGTTCTTGTGTCAAAAGTAGATAAAAAATACTTTGCAACAGATTATTTAAAAGAATCTCATATAACTACTTTAAAGCCAAATCCATGTAATGCTTTAAATGCTTTAGCGATAAATAAAAGTAATAACACTTTAAATGGAATACCTTTATTTGGAAAAATAGCTGATTCTTCATCAAGTTTTAGTCAATGGTCTCTTTCTGGCCAAGATTCTAATTTATATAGTATTAATGATCCTATATGGGTTACGCCTGCTACGCAGCTAGATCAACCTTTTAATATTGGTACAGTTTTACTTATATCAGGTCAACAAACAAGCGTATCTGTTAAAGTTCAAGTAGAAGATATAATAGATGACAACGGTCAAAGTAACAGCTCTTATAGTCCAAGCCTTCTTGGTGGATATTATATAGTTAATTTAATTGACGAAATACCAGATGATTATAGTGGCTCTGTAAACGAAATATGGAACGCTTCAATAAAAGGCCCTGATGATTTATATAGTCAAGACTTTGTAAGATTTTCATATAGATATATATACGCAGATGGAGAAGTTTCATGTTTAGCTCCATTTACAAACCCTGTATTTATAGCTGGAGATTACTCTTACTCTCAAAAAGAAGGCTATAACTTTGGCATGCAAAATAATTTAGACGAAATACTTCTTAAAAATTATTATAACAAGCATATACCTAGAGATGTTTCTTCTATAGAATTAGTTTTTAAAAGTCAAAAATCAGACAACGTATATTCTTTTAAAACAATAAAAGCGTTACCTATATCAATAACAGACAATGAATTAAATTCTATTAGAGGAATAGCGCATTTTGGTACTTATACATTAGGTTTTACTGACGAAACTACAACTATTAAAGAAAAACTTTTTGGATATACTTTACCTTCTGATCAAATTACTAGAAGTTTTGATGCTGTTCCAAAAAAAGCTGTAGCTCAAGAAATACAAGCTAATAGACTAATGTACGCTAACTTTACTCAAGATTATGATCTTTTAGATTCAAATAATAATTATGTAAAAGCAAACATTAGCTCTAGAGTAAAAAGCTTTAATTCTGGATTTGCTTCTTCTTTTAATTCTATAAATTTACTAGAAGCTTTTCAAGGAACTTATTACGAGTTTCAACAAGACGATGACGGTGAAAATATAAGTGTTGAAGTAGCAGATGGAACTACTTATACTGCTGGTGGTGATAGTTTAGTTAATGGGCTTTATTCTCCTCCAAATATAAAAATGGGTATAGAAAATGATCCTGGAAACAATTTTACTAATGGAGCAGAGTATAGTATATACACAGTTCCAATTACAGGTTTTTATAAGCTAAAAGCTTTAGCTACTGTTGCTGCATCAGGAAACTATGGTGCAGTTCATCAAACTGGCTCTGAAGGAAATTCTAACTATATTATTCGTCCTAGAAACGTTAGATTAGCTGTTTATAAAGTAGAGTCTAATTCTAGCGAAGAAATATCAGGCACAAGCACGCTTATTGCTTCTAGTCCGTTTAGAACCCAACAATCAATAGAAAATAGCTCATACTATACCGTTGATCAAGGTATAGTTGAGTTTCAAAACGGAGAAATAGGTACTTCAATTAGTTATTTAGGATATGATCCAATAAATGAATTAAGTGTAGATCAAGTTGAGATACCTGAAACAGAAGTATTTTTAACTCAAGGAGAATTTATAGCTTTGTTTATTCAGTCTGACGAAGACGGAGGGGCTGCAAGCGCAGATATAAACGTTACAGCTTGTAATTTTCAAATTACCGAAGCTCCACTAGACGAACAAGAATTAAAGTCTTTTAAAGGTCAAAAGTCTATAAAGTCAGATAGAAATTACAACGTAGGTATTGTTTATAGAGATTTTCTTGGTAGAGAATCTTCTGTATTAATTGACGAAACAGAAGACTTTAGCTGTGATAGAGAAAAGTCTAGCAAGTGTAATTATTTAGAGTTTTCTCCAAACAATAAAGCGCCACGTTGGGCAGAAACATATAAGTACTTTATAAAAGAAAACACTTCAAAATACGAAAATTTAGTTCTTGAAGCTGCTTTTAGAACCCCAGCAAATGACGTAGGTAATTTTGGTGATTATGTGTATCTTGTTTTTAACTCTGTTGATAGAAACAAAGTAAAAACAGGAGATTATTTAATTGCTAAAAAACAACACGATACTAACGTGCCTATTAATAATGACAAAGCTAGATTTAGAATTGTATCTATAATTGGAGATGCTAACGCCGAAGAAGGTGGCTTTCAAATAGACGGTGCAGCTATTCCTCAATCAATCGTAACATCTGAACAAGAATTTGAAGGAAAGTTTTTTGTTAAAATATTTAACGATAATGATAATTTAGTTTCTACAGGAGCTATTGATAATGTTTTTGCTAGTGATTTTATAGACGATGCTATAGTTTCTTCTATTGGAGTGTTAGGTTCAGGAACAAACGGGGCTGTGTTTGAAACAGAGCCTGATACTACTTTAGATTTAGATTTATATTATGAGATTAGTGACGCTATACCAATAAAGTTAACTTACGACTTAGCTGAAAAATATATAAAGACAGGCTCTTCAATATGCTTAGCAACTAGATACGCTGGCGACAAAGGTGTTTTTGACTCTAACTTAGATCTATCTCAAAACGCTAAAGTAGTTGGTGTTGCTGGAAGTATAACAGATGGTTTTTCTCAAACTTTTAATAACGATCATAATGCTTATTGTCAAGTAACATTAGATAGACCGTCAAATGTTACTATTAATACTCAGTACGAAGTAAATGGTCAAAAAGATAAAAAGTTTAGGTTTAAAGTTTCTGAAAGAGAATATGTAGAGGCTTATTTAGCTAAGTCTATACAAATTGGAGATAATTATATATATTTAGCTTTAGACGTACATGATTCAACACTTAAGGTTGCGCCTGGATTTTACAACTGTATATCTTTTGGAAACGGCGTAGAGTCTGACACTATTAGAGATGATTTTAATGCTGCATCGATACATCAATATATTGCTTCTGGAAAACAAAGCGGTGTAAGAGCTAGTATTCCAGCTTATGAGTATAAAGAATACACTAAGCTTAGTGATATTATATTTTCAGAAATATATAATGAAAATAGAAGCTCTAATAGACTTAATGAGTTTTTAATAGCTAAAAACATTATAAAACAAATAAACCCTGACTACGGTAGTATACAAAAGTTGTTTTCAAGAAATAATGATTTATTAACTTTCTGTGAGAAAAAAGTGTTAAAAGTTTTATCACAAAAAGACGCTTTATTTAACGCTGATGGTGATTCTCAATTATTAGCTACAACTAAAGTTTTAGGTCAAGCCATACCTTTTTCTGGAGACTATGGTATATCTAAAAATCCAGAAAGTTTTGCAGCAGACGAGTATAGATGTTATTTTACAGATAAAAGCAGAGGCGCTGTATTAAGACTTTCTAAAGATGGAATTACGCCTATATCTAGAACCGGTATGGACGATTGGTTCTCTGATCACTTACCGTCTACTAGAGCAGCTGTAGGTTCTTTTAATAAAAGTAAAAACGAATATAATTTAACTTTACATGAAATATTAGCCCCTAATGTTACTAAATTAGTTTACACTTTATCTTTTTCAGAAGATGTTGATGGGTGGACTAGTTTTAAATCTTTTATTAAAGAAGCTGGAACAAGTCTTAATAATATTTATTACAGTGCAAAAAGCGCTTTGATTTGGTCTCATAAAATTAGTGCTAATTTAACTTATTCTTATCAAGCTAATCAATGGGATTACAATAGAGACTTAAGCTCTACGTCAAACAACTCTAACTCACTGTCAAGGTTTAATAATTTTTATGATAAACAATATTTATCTGAAATAATAACTATATTTAACCAAGAGTCTAGCTCAGTTAAAACTTTTAGATATTTTACTTATGAAGGTGATCAAGCTAAAATAAATTTAAATCATGATGATTTAGAATATTACAACTTAACAAAAAAAGAAGGTTGGTATTGCGCTTATGTGAACACAGACTTACAAGACTCTGGAAAAACTTATTTTAAGAAAAAAGAAGGTAAATGGTTTTCTTATATCAAAGGCGCAAAAACTAGACATAAAAATCAAGTTGATGGCGGTACAGCAATAAACTCAAATATAGATATTCAAGAAATGTCTGCTCAAGGTTTAGGTACTATAAGCTCAAATGTGATACTAGTATCTGGAACTTTACCATCACAAGGTTTTGATCTTAATATACAGCCTTCATTTAGTAATCCAAATGTTGACCCAGAAGATGTTGCGCAAGTTGAAAACCTAGGGTATAGTAGTTCTTCATCATCTAGTAGTAGTAGTAGTAGTAGTAGCAGTAGCAGTAGTAGTAGTGGATATTAATAATTTAATTTAACATGCAAATAATAGATTCGCAAGGTTTAGTAGTTAACAATATAACTGTATTAGGTTCTAGTGAGACTGGAGCTAGTAGTAGCTTTACTATAGTTCCGCAAGACAATAATCTTATAGCGGCTAGTCAATTTTCTATAGAACAAGAAACTTTAAACAATATACCTGAAGTAAGCAATGTTACTTTTAGTGATTCTATAGAGCCTTATGGCAGTAGTAATACGGTTATAGTATCTGTTCAGTGGAACGGTACTACAACGCTTAATGATGATTACAATTTAAATTTAAATATAAACTTTGATGATACTACTAACTTTGCTTATGATTCTATATATACTCAATTAAATATTAACTTAATACCTCTTATACAAGGTGGTAGTTCAGCTACAGTTAGTATTAATGCTGCTCAAAATGGAATACCAAATTTTTCTGTAAACTCATATGGTATTGATATGACGACTTATAGCATATCTTGCGACGTTACAACTAACAATCAAATAGCTATTGCTAACGTTACTTATACTGTATCAGAAGGCGCTAACTCTGGAGAAGGTTATAGATTTTTTAATATTCAAGATCCAACTAATTTAGAAGATGTGTTTGACGCTGTGATTGGTGACTCAGAAGGTAGTATTGAGTTTAACACAATAAATGTTGCTTATGATAGTTTTGCTAACGTTTATTCTATAACTAAACAAATACTTTATACAAGGCAGCAAGGCGTTACAGAAGACTCGTGCGAAATTAATACTACTAGTTCGACAACAGATTATCTCGCTAGTTTTTTAGGTTCTTATAACGCTTCTCCAGACGGCGAAGATGAATTTGCAGTAAGCTTTATTTCTAACATACCTGAAGTAGTTACTCAATGGTCTATAACTTATACAGGTGATGGTGGTGTTTCTGATGGGTCTACTACAACGTCTTATGCTAATAATGGAAACACATCTTACTATGTAGATGTTACGGAGTTACCAGGAGGTACCGCTAGTAGAACTACAACGTTAACATTAAAAGACTCTCAATATGATATAGTTAGAGCAACTACAACTATAACTCAGCAAGCCGCTCAATTTATTACTTTACAATTAGCTAATATTAGCGGTAACAATGTCGTAACTAACCTAGCTTCAAGCGCTGGAAAAGTAATAAGTACACCTAATGGGCTATTGAGTGATAATCAATTTGGAATATTTAACAATCCCACCCCTTATTCTGATGGCGGTGGTAATGTTTTTGAGTTTGATATTCCACTAGGTGGAAATAGAGTAGACTATGCTCTTAGAGTAACTACAGATGTTACTGTTAACGCAAACCAAATTACAGACGATATTTTAGACTTTACTCAAGCTACATATCCTTTAGATGCAGACGGTGGTCCTATATTTCCAGGAAGCAACTGGGTTGTGTTTGAAGATAATATTTGGACGACGCTAGGTAACAATTCTTATATGAAAAGAATTAGAATAAGAAATCAAGATCGCTATGGTTATTTGGGTAATGAAATAGTAAACGACACAGATCAAAACTTTGATAGAACAGCTACTATAACAGCAACACATCCTGTTACAGGGTCTACTAGCGCTGTAACTATAACGCAAGATAAACGATATAATACCGCTGATATTGCCCAAGCGCAAATTATAAGACCGGCTGGCAATGAAGGTACTAACGCTGAATGGGCTGCTGCAGCTGCTCTTAGTTCATCTCCATCGATATTTAACGTAGCGGCTACTCAATATCAAAGTCAAGCTGGTGTTTATGAAATAAAGTTAAAATTTGGTGATTTTGAAGCTGACTTTAACTTAAATAACCTTATATCAGATGATAAACAGTATGGCTTACCAAGATATTCGTTTGATGGAGGCGTAACAATAGGTGAACCATCGGGAAACAGTTTTCCACCTGTAACACAAAACGATACTGATCATATTGATCAAGATTCATTTGAATTAATATATAATGCTAATTTTGATGCTGCTGACGCAAACAACAATTATCATTATTTATTTAGATTTCAACTAGCAAATAACCTTAGTATAAGCGATAAGCTTACAAACTTAT